ATTTGAACCTGCTAGGGCTGCATAACCTATTGCAGTATTAGCTGTTGTAGCATCTAAAAGTTTTCCTGCTAAAGCACCAATAAGCGTATTAAACTGCCCTGTAGTATTACTTAATCCAGCATCATGTCCTACAGCTGTATTAAATGTACCATTATTAACTTTAAGTGCCCTTGTTCCTATAGCAGTAGCCTGATCTCCGTTACTGCCTGCTGATTCTGACATAGCTTCAAAACCTACAACTGTACAATTTTTTACATTGAATCCTGGACCAAAAGGGGTTTGTATATAATCTAATGAATTAGCACCTTTAAGTGCATGATGTCCTATAGCTACATTTTCTATAGCATCTGTAGTCAAAAGAAAAGAACCAGCAGATTGACCTATACAAACATTTTTAGATTCAAATTGACCTGTTCCTGTTGATGATATTCCAAGGTTATAACAAGCACCATTACCTATAGCAATGTTAGATGAAAAATCATTTGAAGATAGCATGGCACTAACACCCATAACTATATTAAGATATCCTGTATCTCCACCAAAAGGTCCTGCACCGATAGCAAGGTTTTGACCTAAAGTAGCTTCATGGTTAGAACCTGCAAATGCACCTATAAATGTATTAAAACTTGATTGTAATTTTTCTCCTGACTTAGGACCTATACAAGTGTTTCTATTATCATCAGTAATACCATCTCCTGCTGCATTACCTATGGCTATGTTCCAAGTTCCAGAAGTTAATTGCCTTAATGCTCTTGCACCAATTCCTACATTAAAAGCAGCACTTGTAGCTTTATTCATAGCCCAGTTACCTATGGCTATATTGTTATATTCTCTTGATTGTATGCTGTAACTACCACCATCTGTACCATCGCCAGTATCAGAAGCATTTGCTAATACTGGATTACCAGCATTATCTGTTGCGGTAAATGTAAATTGATTTCCTGTATCGCCAGTTGTAGAAGTAATAGTATAAACTTTATTACTAAATGTTGTATTTGAACCACACAGAACTTCGGCATTTATGTTTCCACCAAGAGTAGGTTTACCAATTTTGCCTTGAAAGTTACCAATAATTTTAAAGCCATCTCCAACTTTTAAATTTAACATTTCATTAGTTAAACCTGTAACTCCAAGAGTAACAGTAATAGTAGATGAACCATTTGAAGCTGATAGTGTTTCATTAAAGTCGCCAAAGTTTACATCAGTTCTACCAGTTAATACTTCTGGTAAAGCTTTATAACCCATAGCAATATTATCGGATGCTGTTTGTGAAGTGTTGTAAACGGATGTTCCTATAGCTATATTTCTGCTTCCTGTCGTGTTACCTTCTAGTGCATGATAGCCAACAGCTACATTGTAATTACCTAAAGTATTTTCTTGTAAAGCATGAAAACCAAGAGCAGTAAGAAAAGTACCAGTAGTATTTTCTTTTAATGCTTGTAAACCTACTGCAACAAGTCCTGCACCAGTAAGATTAGATTGTGCTGCACTTGCTCCTATTGCTGTATTGCCAACAGTTGTAGCATTTTGTAATGCACCAGCTCCGACTGCTACAGAGCCTGAACCTGATGTTGCTGATTTATATGCATCTGCTCCTATAGCAACATTAAAAAGATTTGAACCAGTTGCAGCAGCACCAGCATCATTACCTAAGAAAACATTGTTTGTTCCTACTGGATGATTTCCGTCTAGTTTAATTGTTCCACCATCTATAGATGCATTACCATTTACTGTAAGGGCTGTGATTGCAGAACCTGAACCTAATGCTGCACCATCTATAGTACCGCCATTAATATCAGCAGAAGCAGCTGTTAAGTTTGCAAATACACCTGTGCCTGTAATATTTATATTAGCTAGTGAATCTTTAACGCCAGCTCCAGCACCTGTTCCTTCTGTGTATATTGCAACGCTACCGCCATTAGGTACGCTGACTGTGCTTCCGCTTCCTTGTTTTAGTGTTATAGTTTGTCCGCCTGTTGTAGCATTTTCTACAATCCAAAACTTTGAAACTGTGTTTGGTCCTAGTGTTACTGTTCTTGTAGCAGTTAAAGCTACTGATGTAATTTTAAGATGCATTGATCTTACGCCATCAGCTGAAAAGTCAGGCATAGTAAAAGTTACATTAGCATCTGCTCCCATGTTTTTAGTACCAAAACCAAGAGCTGAACCAATTAGCTCAAGGTTAGTGTTAGTCGAAGCACCCCAGGTACCTGACTCGTCACCAGTATTTATTTCTTTTAATCTTAAATTGTTTACAAAAGTTGCCATATTAATTCGGTATTATTGTCCAGTTAGGGTTTTGTGTATCGTTAATTCTTTGCCATATTAAAGGCGTAGTTACATTTCCTGTACCGCTAACGCCTGTTGGTATAACTGTAATTCCTGTTCCTGCTATTACGTTTGAAGTTGTAAAGTTTACTAATGCTGATGCACCAGCTAAATTTACTTCTATTGGTAATTTAGAGACAATTCCTA